CAGCAAATGGGGCTTTCCCACCCCTCCTCTGCATTGCAGAGGTGCCTGATTAAGGCAATTCGAGGTTTTTCTTATTTGTCTCAGACGATCCTAGGATCGGGAACCCACTGAGAATTTGTGTGGTTCCAGTCTAACTCGTTTTAGCTCCAATAGAGCGAGTAGACATAAGAAATATTAAGGGTTGATTAGTTGAGGCATCCTTTGTAGTAAAGGATGGCTTGTGAGAGCCCCGGTCAAGAAAGGGCGTGAATATCCAGGCATCGGATATCAATCACGATTGGAAGAGAGGATAGGGGCCGCGTCGCGGCATTCTTGATCGAACAATCTGCTCTCAGCAAATAGGTGGTGCCCGTAATGCACCTAGGTAGGCTTCAACCTAAAGCCACTTCTTCGGATACAGGGGCATTGTCTCCAGGTCTCTGGTGACTCTGCTTCTGTATCCTTTTCTTTAATTTGTTCGTTGGAAGGCGAATCCACTGGTCAAGGTGGATTTCCTTGCTGGCTTGTTGAACGAGACAGAATGGAGATCCACCTTGACCGGTGTTTTCGCCCTCCATTCTGGTTCCGGCATTCTGGTATGCTTAAGCCTTAAAGCATTTTGCCAATACCAGCAACAGGGTTCTGTTGGTACGGCCTCAGGTTTTATGACCGGCGCCTAAGCAACTACCTCTGTATAACCAACCTAAGGGTTGAAGTTGCAAGGTGGCTGTGATTCGTCTTAGGCATGATTTAGGAATAGGACAACCGCGCTTCTAAAGGGGGTTTCTTTAGAATAATGGCTGGTTTTTCCGTAATTTGGCGTCATCCAATAGGAAATAATTAGACCGAAGTAATAATACTTCAGTAGTTTTAACTGACACTCACGAATTATCGGACCCGTTTTCGGCCCCTTCACAAAGGGTTGACGACGGTGAGGGAAACCTCCTGGATGATGTGGTTAGACCACTGTCCTGAAGGCAAAGTAGGTTGTCACAAGCCAAAAGTGACAAGTTGGTTTAATCGAGGAATCAAGTACAAATTATGTTAGGGCATGATGTGGTTAGACCACTGTGTCGTCGTGTGACGACTTCATCATCTTAAAGACAGTATCGAAGGCTCTGGCGCCTTAGTTGATGAAAACCCTATTGGAAAGAGGGCTAGATGATTCATCTTAAATTTCCAGGATATGGCACTCCTGAGATGGAGGTTTTAAACTGACTCTCTGGTGAGAACCAACAGGTGACCAGAGAGAAGTCCTTGGAGACATGTGTGAGGGCACATGATATCATACAATCCCGCAGAGTCTAATTGTTGGCCGGTGAAGGTTGTGCTAAACTACTTCTGTCCATACGGTAGAACCGGAGAGACAGGTCGGGGGAGG